AAAATATATTTAATTGTGGTCCTGGACTACAAATGGCTCAAGTTTTCGTTGAACATGTATTTGAAAAACATGTTGATTGGACTAAACTTATTGCTAATGATGATAATTACAAAAATAAATTACAAGTTATTATTCAAAAAGAATTTAAACTTACTCCAGATTATGTTGAATTACAAGACAAATTTGAAAATGAATCTGATAAAATTTATGTTATGGGACTTTACATTAGTTTTGGACAAAATATTCATAATGCTGATGTTAATAATGCAGTTATGTTTAAAGATTTAAAATCATTTAAGGAAATACATAATAAACTTGAAACTAATCCTAAATTATTAGTATTTATTACTAAAGCTGAACACAAAATTAAAAAAAAAGCAGAACAACTTGCTTGTGAAAATGCAATTAAACTTATTGAACAATATAACAATAAAATTTAATTTAGGAAATATATTTAATTAAAATGTATTAAATTATATATATATATAATTCAATATGGATGAAACAACATTAGATTTACTCAGAGTTAAACCTCTTCCTAAAAAACCCACTCAATTTGATTTTTTTATTGAGAAAAAGAAAGATTTACAACTTCCAACTATTATTGATAAAACAGGAGAAGAACTCATCAACGCTCAACAATTTATTAATAAAATTCAAAATCAAATTGGTATATATGATACCGACAAACTATCAATTATTAAACCTGAAGAAACATTTAAACCACCTGTTCAAGAACCCGTAAAACCAAAACCACTTCTTGAAGATACTTTTACTGAAATTGTTAAAACTGATGAATTAATTAAATTATTACCATTTGGTGCAACCGCTAAAACTACTAAAGATAAAACTAAATTACCTGATTTACCTGATGTTGAACCTATTAAGAAAACAGAATATAAAAAGAAATCTAAATTAATTTCTGATTATCAACCTGGTGAAGATGATGTTGTAGGTGATTCTAAACTTAAAGATAGATTACCTAAATTACAACCTAATATATTAATTCAAACCCCCGATTATTATTTATATAACAGAGAAATATTTATAAATGCAGTCAATAAATTATTCTTACCATATAAAGAAGAACTTTTACAAGAAGAAAAAGATATTGCTGAAGGAAAAATTACTGTTAGTTGTGATGAATCTCTCAAAAAAGATTTCTCACTTTTAACACATCAAAAAATTGTTCGTGACTACATTAATTTATTTACTCCATATAGAGGTCTTTTACTATATCATGGTCTTGGTTCAGGTAAAACTTGTTCTTCAATAGCTATTGCTGAAGGTATTAAAAATGATCTCAAAATTTTAGTTATGACTCCCGCTTCCTTGAGAGATAATTATTATGAAGAACTAAAAAAATGTGGAGATTATATGTATAAAAAAAATCAATATTGGGAATTTATTGATACATCTTCTTCTCCAGATTTAGTTAAATCTCTCAGTTCTATCTTAAAAATTCCTGAAGAAACTATCATAAAAAATAAAGGTGCCTGGTTTGTTAATGTACAAAAAGAACCTAATTATGAATCTCTCGACTTTGAAGATCAAAAAAAAATTAATGACCAAGTTAATTTAATGATATCTTACAAATATGAATTTATAAACTATAATGGTTTAAGAAATAGTCATCTAGCTTCATTAACAAACAATTACACTATCAATCCTTTTTCTAATAAAGTTTTAATTATTGATGAAGCTCATAATTTTATAAGTAGAATTGTTAATAAACTTTCACGACCATCTTCTTTATCTATGAAAATGTACAATTATTTAATGGAAGCAGAAAATTGCAAAATTATACTTCTCTCTGGAACACCAATAATTAATTATCCTCATGAAGTAGCTATTTTATTTAATATTTTAAGAGGATATATTTACACTTTTACCACTAAAATTAATGATTCAAAAGTTACAGGTAAAGTTGTTACTCAAGAATATTTAATTGATTTATTCCAGAAAAAAGGTATATACAATCACATTGATACAATTGAATTTAATTCTCTCACAAAACAACTTACTATCACCAAAAATCCATTTGGATTTACTAAATCATCTAAAGAATCTAAAAATAAACTTGAATTTTCACCTGAAACTTTTTATGTTTCAGAATTTAAGGATGCATTATTAGAAGTTCTTAATTCTCAAAATATCACAATAGAAGGTAATAAAATTGTAATTACTCCATATAAATCATTACCAGATAATTTTGATGAATTTAAAGAACTATTTATTGATCCTAAAAATCAAATGAAAAATACTGATATGTTTAAAATGCGTATTATCGGATTAACATCTTACTTCAGAAGTGCACAAGAACAACTTATGCCTAAATATGAAGATGATGAAATTCAAATTCTACAAATTCCTATGAGTGATTTTCAATTTGGTCAATACCAAGAAGCCAGAATACAAGAAAGAAAACTTGAAAAAAATAATAAATCTAAAAAAGGCAAAAATAAATTACAAAAAGACGAAATTTATAGTGATAGCGTCTCAACTTATCGCATTTTCTCTCGCGCATTTTGTAACTTTGTATTTCCCAAACCCGATATTAAACGACCTATGCCTAATAAAGACGATTCTATTGAATCTGCTATAGGCGCTGTTGAAGATATAGAAAATGTTGGCGAAGATATTTTAGATGATACCAAAGCTCAAGATAAATTAGATGATATGGATAATAATTTTGAACAAGAAGATTTACAAGATATAAAAAAACAATTAAGTCAAGCTAAAGATACCTCTTATCCTACTAGAATACAACAAGCTCTCTCCGAACTTGATAAAAATTCTTCAAAATATTTATCACTAGATAAACTCGGAACTTATAGTCCTAAATTTTTAACTATGTTAAATAATATACTTGATACTTCTAATCGAGGAATTCACTTAATATATTCACAATTTAAAACTCTTGAAGGCATTGGAATATTTAAAATTGTTTTAAAAGAAAATGGTTTCGCTGAATTTAAATTAAAAAAATCAGTATCTGGTGAATATTCTTTTGAAGTAGACCCTGATGATATAGGAAAACCTATGTTTGCTTCATATAGTGGAGATGAAACACCCGAAGAAAGAGAGATTATTAAAAATGTATTAAATAGTAATTGGAAAGTTGTTCCATCTAATATTGTTACTCAATTAAAGACCATTAATCCTAATAATTTTTATGGAGAAGTTATTAAAATTTTAATGATTACATCATCTGGTGCTGAAGGTATCAGTTTAAAAAATGTTAGATATGTCCATATTACTGAACCATACTGGCATCCTGTTAGAAATCAACAGGTTATTGGACGAGCTAGACGTATTTGTAGTCATAGTGAACTTCCAAAAGAATTACAAACAGTAGAAGTATTCTTATATTTAATGAAATTTACTGAAAAACAACTTGAATCTATTTCAATTGACTTAAAACTTAATGATGTTAGTAAAAAAGATAAAAAACGCGTATTAACTAGTGATGAATTCTTATTTGAAATATCTTCTATTAAAGAAGAACTTAATAAAGAATTATTAACTAATGTTAAAAAATCAGCGATGGATTGCAGTATTCATTCTAGATCTTCATCTAAAGAAAAAATTACTTGTTTCACAATTGGTAATGCTACTGATGATAAAATGATGTATGTTCCAGATATTAAAGCACAAGATACAGATAAAGTTATGCAATTAAATAAGAAAAAAGTAGCAATCAAATTATACAAAATAAGAAATACTAATTATGGTTTGGATAAAGAAAATAATAAAGTATATGATTATGATGCATATATGAAAGGTGAACTTATACATATTGGTAAATTAGAAATTGAAAAAGGTAAAAATAAAGTTGTTCTTAAGGATTAATTTAATTTTATTAAAAATAAATAAAATTAAATCATACTAACTCTAATTTGCTCATAATTTTTTCTTGATTCATTAATAATTTATTTAAAAGTTTACTTATATTATCTAATTTAATATTTGAGTTTAATTTACTTTCTTCCTTATATTCACTTTCTAATAATTTACTTATACTCTTCAATTTTTCACCTTCCGTTTTCAATTCATCTACTTTTTTATGAACTGGTTCATTTAAATTTACTACTTCAGATTCCAATAATTCTTCAATAGATTCTATCTTTAATTTAGGCACGTCATCATTTTTAGATTCACTCATAATATTATCTGGTTCTATTATTTTTTCATCAGAAATTTTAATTTCTATATTATTTGTTTCAATATTTCTATCTTTTTGCATTTGTTCTAATATTCTATTCATCTCATTATTATCTATTGGTTTATCAGTTTCATCTGCAAAATCTATTTCTTTTGGTTTATCAGGATTTATTAATTTATTTAATGAACTTTTATGATTTTCTAAATTTTTATCAAAAACTACTATTTTTTCATCTTTAAATTCATCTTTAGTATTTTTACTTTCAAGTAAATTCCGTTTTAAACTTTGAATTTCTGTATTTAATGTTCTTAATATTTCTTTATTTATTTCTATAATCTCTTTATTTTTAGTATTTTGTGATACATTTACAATAGTAGATTCAAATAAATTCTTTACTTTATCTAAATTATCATTTGGAATTCCATTAAAAATATTTTTTTCATATAAAATATTCCATAAAAATCCTTTATTTTTTTCACTTAATATATAATCCATAATTATATACTAAATTTTTATTTTTAAATACAAACTTTAGGTAATTTTATTTTCTTTAATTATATTTATTAATGGAAGGTGCTTGTGTTTATGTTGATCAAGGACATAACTCTGTTTTGGTAATGTATAAAGAAGTAGAAAAGAATAAAGTTTTACATTTAACTTATTCAAATGGAACTTCTCATCATCAATTTATTACAACTAAATTATTAACGCAATTGTTGCCTCATGATTGCGTTCATATATTATATTCTTTACCATATTTACCTGACTCTTTAGAAACTACATTAAATAATTGGATTTCAATAGGAATTAATAAATTAAATATTTTAAATAGACAAGAAGAGCGAAAAAAAAATGATAAAATGTTTAATAATACTGTTTATAATTTAAATATGAATATGAAATTTACTGATTTCAATGAGAGATTCAAAAAAAATTAATTAGTATTATAATATTTTATTCTATAATCTCTCATCATTTCATCTGGAATTCTATGATTTTTAAAATACTCTGGTTTTTTTGTTCCCTTTAACAGTTCAATTATAAAATATAAACTGTAAATCCCTAATTATATCTCTGTTAGTGGTAAATTGTTCCTAATTTCATACTCTCTCCTATTTAACCATTCTTTACATAAATTTTCTGTTTCAGCCCAAAAATAATGTCTTTTCTTATTAAATTGTAATCCTACTTCCCAACACTTTTTTGAGGATTGTCTTATACTTCCTATATTAGTTGTTCTATTAATAGATAAAGCATTTATATCTTGAGTAGCCCATTCTAAATTAGTTATATTATTATTACTTCTGGAACCATATTGATTTTTATGGTTAATCTGTGGATAATTATTAGGATTTGGTAAAAATGCTATACCAACCAATCTATGTCTTTTAATTGTTTTTGTATATTGACCATTTTTAGTTAATCTGGATCTTGAATAACCATCTTTATCCAAACCTAATTTGCTTGAAATATATCCTGTTTTTTCATTTCTAACTCTACCAAAAGTAGAAATAGAATAATAATCATAATAACCTTTAATAGGTTTCCATATTTCTACTTCACCCATTATTTTTATAATCAATCTGCTCCATTTTTCGCCAGTTTTCATTATTAAAAAAAATTGATATAAATAATATAATTTTATCAATTTTTTTTTAATCTTAAATTTTTAGTTAGTATTATAATATTTTATTCTATAATCTCTCATCTCTTCGTCTGGAATTCTATGATTTTTAAAATACTCTGGTTTTTTTGTTCCCTTTAACAGTTCAATTATAAAATATAAACTGTAAATTCCACACTGGCCGTCCTTCTTTTGATGTTCTTTACCTTCATTCGTCATAAACTTTAAGTTTATATTTAATTTGTGACCTTGTTCTATTATTCTATCTGCCAATACTTTTATTCTCTTCGGTATTTTATCACCATTACTATCAAAATAAAAAATAAAATTTTTTTCTATATCAACAAATAATGCTATCCAATGTGAACCATCTTTGTAATGCGGATCCATATTAAATATTATTCCAATTTTTGATTTCTTCTTTTTTATATATTTACTTAAATCAAATTTACATAATCTCTCCCATACACAAGTCCCAAATAACTTTTTATCATCAAAATCAATTGGTGATGGACCAATAAAAGAAAATTTCTTATATTTTTTTTCATATTGAGACATCACTTTTATTATATCAACGCTAGATAACCATTCATATGGTTTTTCTTTCCAAGATTCCGGAGAGAATGGTCTAAATATAGTCTTCATTACTACATCTTTATTTATTTTTGAATTAAATGTTTGATCGTTTAACCAGCATAATTCATTATAACATTTATTTGATAAATTGTCTTTTAAAAATTTCCATATTTCTTTTGGTTCATTAGTAGTTATTTTGTTACTGTTTTTACTATTCCAAACTTTTTTCATATTTAATATTTCTTCTTTTCCATAACAAGATTTTCCTTTTAAACCACTTATTACTTTATTATCTTGTTTTGGTGCACATTTTAATGTTTTAAATTTTTTACTTTTATGTTTTCTTGTATTCTTAGTCATACTATTAATATATAGTGATATTTTTTATCATCGTTTTTTTGGAAGAATTTTTGGTTTATAAACTCGATTTTTTACATTTACAAAATCATTTAAATTTGTTATTTTTTTTACAATATTATTATTTTCTTCTGCTAAATTCATATCAATAGACATCAAATTATTACATATATCTTCTACGTTTAAACTGAATTCATTTTTTACTCCACTTAAATCTTTACTTATTGATTTTTTTATTTCTTGAAGTTTTATATTTTCTATTAAACTTACTAAAAAGTTATAAAATAAATGTTTATATTTCTCACTATCATTTTTTG